GCCTTGAGTGTCATGGCTAAATTTAACTCTGCCATTTTTAAACCCTTTTTAAACTTCTTTTAAATCTACAAAAAAAGGGGCTTACGCCCCTTTATTTTTACGACGCATAAGGTTGTAATGCACCGTATCGCCATCTTCAGCCTGTGTTTTAATACCTTGAGATTTTTGCCAACTACCAATCCAAGCAGACACTTCTGTATGGCTCATTGCTCTTACCTCCGCAGCGCTAAAGCCGAATTTAGCTAATAAAATGACCGCACTTCGGTAATTTTTCTCAGCTTCAAACACACTATGTTGTTGTTTTATTCGGCTTCGACTTTGCTCTGGCTTTCCCCAGCGTCGATGTGCTTTTTTCGCAAATCAGCAATAGCTTGCGTAATCAACACATAATCATCTGTAGCAAGGTTATCCAGTAAAAACTGTGGCGTGAGCTTATCTTGTGCAATGCCGATAATATCAAGCTGCTCAGATAAATAAGCCAAGTCCACGAGCATTTGCTCAGCTTTCGTGAGTTTTTCTTTCTCATCTAAACCAAGCTCGGCGATTTTCTCAAGGGCGGCACATTCGCCACCCAAGGTAAGTAATCGCACTTCAAAGTCAAAACGACGACTATTACCGTAAGGAATACCTAACAATAGACGCATTATTCTTTAACCTCTTTGAGAGCAGTCATCTGAATATCAATCACGGCTTCGTTATCGACGGTATATTTTTCACCGACTTGCGTAGTAAAACAGCCAAGATAAGAGGTGCGTTTATCGTCTTGATTAAGTGGATACACTGTAATCTTCGCATCATTGATTTCCGCCCAATCAATCTCTGAACCATCAATCGGCAGAGCGGCAGTCAATGAGAGCTCCCAAGTCGCAATTCCTTTGGCAAAACCACGCGCACGACCTTCTGAGTTCATGGTTTTCACTAATTTTCGGCCTGTTTGTTTTGTAACGTTTAAATCGGTAATTTCAATTTCAACGCCATTTACTTCTAACACTGCCGAACCAGCATATTTTTCAGCCATTTAAGCCCCCTATAAAATTAAATCAATACGGTTAGCTACAACGTGTAAGCCATTTACCACATCCGCTGGGATTGCTGTATCTAAACGATTTGGATCTTGTCCATTGCGTACCACAAGCAATTTATTCTTGTTAGCATCAATATTTTCCAAGATTTCTAAATCTTCTAAGCGATACAACACATCAAGGATTTCCGAACGCACTTTTGGTGGTGTGCGATTGGATAACTTCGCACGTGGAAAACGCAAGGCAATGCGTTGCTCAATCGCTTTGCGTGTATAGTCAAGCGTGCGAATTGTAGTTAAATCTAACCACGCAGGGTCATCTACATTCGCTGGCGACTTGGTATAAGTCGTAATTGCACGCATAATTTGCACACGATTATTCACCACCGTAATAGGTGTTAAACCATGGAAAAGTGCCTGATTGACTTCGGTTTTTAATGGTGTTTGAGTGGCATCAACGGGAGTTAAACCTTTAATCTCAAGCGTATTTAACGGTTTAGCCGGGTCTTCTTCGCCTGCAATAATCGCACCATAACCTGCTGCAATTAATGCATTTGATTCCACCGCACCTTTATACCAACCCACCGTAATGCGGTTCGCATTGATTTTTTCGGTATACGTAGTGCCGCTTGCCAATGTGCCATTAAAACCTAATACACCCACACCAGGTTTTTTCTCAACCGGGCTTGCAACCAAGTCTAAATGTTCACGTAACGCTTTTGCATTTTTATCATCAGCGAATGGAGAAATAATGACGTGATAATGCTGACCTGCAACAGATGCTAGTGCTGCAGTTAAATCCGCATTTTCTGCACCATTACTAAATACAGCTGAGGTCACACTAATACCATCAGCGCGGCTAACTGCATTAATTGAAATTTCATTGCCAATCGCACCTTTACATTTTGCCGTTAAGGTAATGGTGCCTTCGCTCACGGCTGCAGTTGCAGGGCAATAATCGCCCGCATTGATAACCGCAGCTAAACGGGTAGCAATATCGTTTGCTGCTTCGCCTTTTGCGACGGCAACGGCATAATCTACACCGCCAATAACGGCTTTCACGACACCGCTTAGCGTAGCTGTACCGGCTAACGTCACGGTGCCTGTTGCAGCTACACCTGAATCGCTATCCTTTAACCCAATCACGGATAAACGGATTAATGGGTTATTTTGAATCGCTACACGGGTCATTAAATGAGCCCAAGAACCTGCACCGAATTGATTTTTAGCATCTAAATCAGAATACACTTGAACGGGTGCAGTAAAAGGCGCAGTACCATTCACCATTGGCGCAACAATTAATACGTTTTGCTCATTGGTTGGTAACGTGCTTACCGCATTGCGTGAATTATATTCACTATAAACACCCGGCTGACGAATACTTGTCGGGATATTATCAAAATCAATGTTAGTTTCAGCCATTGTCTTTCTCCTGTTCTTTGCGTGAACGTGTTTCAGTAATCACAATCAAATCACCGTCATTAATACGACGCTGATAATAAATCGACGGCTCAATATCAACCGGCGTTTGTTCAATATAGGCATAAGGCTGTGTTTCAAATGGCACCTTAATACCTGGTCTTGCTTTAACTTTCATTTTTTACCTCAGTTTCCACCTTAAACGGCTCTTCCGCCTGCGTGGTTGGGTCATAAATCCGTCCTTGAACTTGTTCAAGTAACGGTAATGGGTCAGATAACTTGGCTCGATAAGCGCTAAACACATAGTCAGGATTAGTTTTATCCTGCGTAGCTTCTGGGAAATACCCATCATCAAGCGGCTGAAAATCATCATAAACGGCTTCGTATTCAATCGAGTAAGCGGTAATCGCTCCTCCCTTGAATAAGGCATTGTTGAAAATAGTGCGAACTCTTGTGGGTTTTAGTGGTTTAACCAATTGCCCCAAAGTTTGCGCATCCAACAAACGGCGCACGGCAGTAATAAGCTGATTAACGCCAACCTCACGCTCATCAATGCCACCTTGTCTAGCCGCGACATTACTGCGTAAAGATCGCACGGCTAAAATAATGACAAAATTCGCGGTAGATTGATGTCGTCTTGCATTGGTACTCATACGCTCAATGCGAGCCCCACCAAAAGTGACAAGGCAAATCGGCAAGCGAGACACAGATAAACTGTCGTCATCTAGCTCACCACCGTAGCTTTTCACCGTATTAACAAGACGGCCCAATCCTTTTTGCAGACGCTCAACAAGTGCTTGTTCGATTTTCGTTATCACGGCTAAACACCCTGTTTTTCGGATTAGTAAACATCACACCATTATCGTCGTCATCTTCTGTATTTGAGTTAGCAATACCAAGTGAAATTTGACCTTTAGCAATCGCCTCAAGCTCTTTTAAGCTTAATTTGTATCGCTCAATAATCTCATCGGTATTACCCACCTGTGACATAGATGCCAAACGATAGCGGGTTAAATCACAACAAATCCGCACAAGATTTTGCGGTATATCCAGTAATGGCAATTCATAACGCGCTGATAAATAGCCATCAATTTGGCTAGAACTATCCGATAACGCCACATTCAGCACTGTTGTATCAACACTACCGGTACGATCACGATCAGTTAACTCAATTGCATCGAGTTCACCAACACGTAAAATAAAATCCGACACTGTGGCATAATTCATCGTTATTCCTCACACACTGGAACAAGCTCTAACCAAGGATCTTCCGCAAGAATAATCACTTGTTCACCGGTTAAATCACCAGCCGGAATTTCGACCGCACTTTCCTTGTTAAAACGATAACCACATCGACCATAAGACGGCTGAGGATGAATTTCACGTAACGTTACCGCATAAGCGATAGGGTTAATCACCTCACCACCTTCTACAACACTTGATGTTGTTTCTTCTACTTCTTGAGTTTCGGAATTAACATCATCTTGAGTGGTTAATGCTTCTAATTCGGTGTTTTCTGGTTTCTTTGCCATTTGGACTCCTAAAGGGCGATTGCTCGCCCTTGTAATAGGTTATTCTTCAATGATTTGTGGAGACACAATCACTTTCAATCGACCTTTTAAGATATTGGTCGTACCATTGATGATGTCGCCCTCGCAAATTTGACGAGCTTGGAACTCTAACGCTGGCGGTACTAAAATGACATTCGGACGAATGTTCAATAATTTGCCACCGTCACCTTTCAATGATTGCATTTTGGCAATCACCTTCATGATGTTTTCAGCATTGAGTTCTGTTTTCTCAACACGGTGGGCAAGCTGCCAAAAACCAAAACCAGCAGCACCACGTGCACGCACACCCCATTCGTAAATATCTTCGTTAAATACGGTGTCAGACTTGGATGGATCAAATTTCGTTTCGATTTCCGGTGCTGTGCGTTCTTGCCAAATTAATGGTTTAATCGCATTGGTGGTGTCGAAAATGTAGAACGTTGGTGCTTCTGTTTTCGTACCGGTGGTGATATTACTTTGCTCTTTGCTTGAACCTGTGCCGTCCACGTTATCAAAAACTGGATGGTCGGTATCAAAATAATTCTGACCGTCATAACAAAGCGTGGTTTTACCTGCTTTTAATAAACCAAACACCAAATCATCAGGTAATTCAGCCGCACTTTGTGCTGCCTGTTGCACCATAGGGCGGAATAAACCCACTTGGTCATCTTCAATGTCAGTGCGTGGAATACCTACCGTACTTTCATAAAGTTTGTTTTCAATGCTTGTACCTTGGGCTTGCATTGCTTTACGTTGACGTTTATTTACCCATTCCACCATTTTCGGGAACTGACCTAAGAAACCATAGGTGTTCACTTTGGTGTTAGAGGATACTTTCATCGCGATAAGATCCCACTGCGGTTTAATTAAGCCTAAACCTGCAGCAAAGTCTTTTTTAAACTGGGTTTCAATCGCTTTTAAAACTTCGGATTTCTTAAACATTATTTTTGCTCCTTGTGTTCTTTGATGAATTCAGCTTCGGTCATACCTAATGCACGAGCTGCCGCTTGTTCTGCTGCACTTAATGCCACAACATTCTGATCAGGATCAGTTTTTGCTTGTGGCTCGCCACTTAATGCGGCCATTGCAGGTGCTTTTTCTAAGTAAGCACTTAACGCTTCTACAGATAAACTTTGCGCCCAATCTTTTAACGCAGGCGATAACTTACCTTGCGATAAGGCGGCTGTGATTAATGCATTTTTTTTATCTGTTTCAACTGATGCTTTAATGGCGTTAAAATCTGCCTGCAATGCAGCGACTTGTTCAACGGGTATAAATTTAGCTGGATCAGGGTTGCCCACTTGTGTAGATAACGCTGCTACGGATTGTTCTTTTTCAGCTAATTTTGCGTAAACGTCTAACACGTCCACGTCAGATTTACCTTTTGCTGCAGAAAGTGCGGTCACTTTCGCTGTCATTTCAGCCTCTGTGCTATCTGGTTTCAAACCAAACAGAGCACATAATGCTGCCTGTAAGTTTTTATCCATTGGGGATTCCTCTTGTAACAAATTCACGCTCGCTGCCACCATGGCTTCCTCCATGCCGTCTAAAGCTGGAGTATTGGTTAAGGCTGCGTGGAAGATTTTGCGAACATAACCGTCAGTATCATAGGCAAAGACTGCCGAGATATAACGATATTCGCCGTTTTTGATGTAGTCCGCGGCTTTATCAGTCCAACGAACATCAGCAAAAATACCTTGTGGTGTGAAATAAAAATATTCCATCCAACCCGCACTTGGTGCTTCTTTGCCGTTTTTTAGGGAGTGAATAATTTGATGTTCATAGTCAATTGGCAGAGGATTACGTTGATTGTTAGCCAACGCCACCACATCCGCACCATTTGTGTCTGTTACATACCATGCCTCCACATCGGTTGGTCTGCCGTCTGTGGCGCGAAATTTTCCATAAGGTAAAAGTTGGATACGACCATACTTCGCTTTGTCAATTTCAAAACTACAAGCGGCAACTGTTAATTTCATCTGAAACCATCCTTAAAAACTCAATCTAGGATGACAGAATACTTGATAAGAAAGGGGAAAAAGAGATGACCGACTTCAGCACGGTCACATCATTTCAATTTTTTGAAAGAGTAGATATTGGAGGAATAAAAGATTAGATTATAAGAAACAACGCAAACCCATTTTAAAACGCTTTAAAACCGTTTTAAAACGTTTTAAAAATTTAAAGATGAAAACTTATACCTTGAAATAATAAAACCGCTATACGTGCGATTTAGGACGCTTATATAAATTATTTAATTAAACGTTGAAAATACGCTTGAATATCTTCCATGATATCCGATTCATCTTCAGGTGTTAATTTTAAGAATGGACGAGCAGGAATCGTGGTTTTCCGTCCACGCCCTGCTTTACCGCCGAATTGATGGATCGCCGCATACGGTTCATTCGTTCCTACAACAGCGGTATCGTTAGTGTAGTCAGACGTGATACTGCCCATCAAATTTTCTGTATCAACCAACGGTGTACCTTGGCGATATTTAAGCCCCAGCCATTTTGGACGCCCCCCAACATCAAAATTTTGCAGCACAGCAGATTCCATTGAGCCTGCAATACTTCGCATTAACGGGGTGCGATGAGTGGTAGCTTGTGCAAGTCGCTCTAGTACAATGGCAACTTCTTGCGCATTATTGATTTCAATTTCTATCATAATCGTTGATTTTTAAAATTTAACGGGGTATAGTCACATAGCCACTAGAAAAGCGATGAATCTCGAGGATCGCAAGCGATAGGTTGAAATAGTACCTTGGACTGTGTGCGGTGGGTTCGAGCCCCGCCTAGTGGCTTACTCTTTAAATGCCTTTCTCCATTGCTTATCACTTACTAATCTAAACGACTGTACAAAAATTTCTGGTTCTTTGCTTAAAACCTTCAATACTGCAAGCAGTTTCTTACCATTAACATCCTTATAAAATTGATATCCTAGTTCATCGACTACAATTTTATCTGGAGAATTGATGATATCTGGCAAATCCGCATACTCATCAATCCCAAAATCCTGCCCATCACGGCTATTAAATTGCTTAATCAAAGTATCATCAGAAAGCCACACCGTGCCAGTTTTACTTTTCAATAAATCCTTACTTTCTGCGCTTAACACACCTGCTGCAAATTTAAAGTTTTTGGTTAGGCTATCACGTACCTGTAACATCTGCTCAGTGGTGAGTTTTTTTCCGTCAGGGGTGAGCGTTTGTTTCATCTCGGCCACATGCTTTGCCAATAATTCAAAATCTTGTTTAAACTCCGCACCTTTCATTTCCACTTTTGCAAACTCATGCGCTAGCTTTTCCGGATAAAGATCCAAATTCGGCTTATACGCAATACGCCCCACATTGTAATCAAAGCCTTTATCCGTCACGCGTACCGTACCATCAGGTAATTTAAACCCTACCGTCTTTTCGCGATTACCTTGTTTATCCGCAGGGCGTTCTACTTCCACCAAAAATTCCGAGCTATCGTCAGGCTTATCCATGCCACGACGTTTTAAATCTCTTTCACCTAATGCAATCACCGTACAGCGACAATTAAACCCATTGGGTGGATAGAAGGTTGCCCAGAACGGATCATCATAACGATACACCTTACCGCTCAATGCTAAATGGGCAGGACGCGTGCGTGCATCACCCACGGCGGAATATTGCCAATAAGGGCGATTATCCACGTTATCACGCAAGCGTTGATAACGCGCAGCCGAATAAGCTGACTGCATATTGACACGATAAATCGTATTTAACCGACGCGGCGTGCCAAAATATTCCCCTGTTTTTGGGTCAGCCAGTAAATGCCCATCAATACCACGAATAGACGGATCTTTCCCAAAAATCCAGCCTTTACGTTCAAATTCACTCACCAGTTCTTTTTTCCACGCGTGAAAGCCTTTGCCCTCGCGCATAGCGGTTTCTAAAGATTGGTAAATATCCTTTGTCATATCAAGACTGGTTAAGCGCGCAATCGTCGTAGCACGTGCCAATGCGCTATCGTGCATTTCTTTTGCTAACACCTTGCTGGCAAGCATTTTCTTTTGGCGCAAAAACTCAATGGCTTGTTTGGGTTCTACGCCAATGGCAAACTTAGGTGCGCTCGGCATTGGCTGCTCCTAATAAATCAGCTAAAAATACCGCACTTGCCAAATAAGCTTGATGGCTTTCACTGGTTAAATCAGGATAAAGTGCGATTAGTTTTTCCTGTGCATCGTCATAGCTTTCACTTGCCATAACCACGCCTACAATTTGTTTCATCATAGGATCAAGCTGTTGATTAAAATCTGCATTAACCATTGCATCATCAATCAAACCGTCCAATTCATCTTGTTCGTCCTTTTTACCATTTTTAGCCGACAACGCAGCAGAACGACAACCGCAAGTACAGCCTTCACTGTGGTTAAATACGGCAGAAAGTGCGGTAGTTTTCTCGTCCGTTTTCTCACCTTGTGGTGTGCTTAAAATCAACTCACCTTCCTGCGGTTCAGGAATGCCTAACTTATCACGCACCCAACTCTCTGAAATTTGAACGCCAATGCCGGTAAGTTTAGGGATTGCATCCGCAAATACGGATAAATCTTCATATTCTTTCGTGTCAAACTCAAAATAAGGGACACGATAAGGGGCAATATTAGGATCAATATTAATCTGCAAATACGGCAAAATGATTTGTTGAGTGATAGTTTGTGCAATCTGTTTTGCATCACTAATCATCAAATCACGACGTACTTCATTATGCACCTTACCTAACGCATTGGTGGAGCTTTTACCATCAGCCCCAGACGTTAAAGTTTGCCCCAAAATCAAACGCGCAATAGATTTTTCGCACCAATCTACCATCTGTAAGAATGGATTGTTACCTGATGCAGCTCCAGCACTTGCTACATTGTGAAGTTCAATCTGCATGGATTCAGGCATAATACCTGCGGCATTATGACCAATATCTGCAAGTGCACGTAACAATGTACGTTTTTCACTTGTCGTCGCGCCTGCACCGTATTTACCAATACGAATAGGCATACCATAGAGTTCCAAAAACTCGGCAAAGTCACGCACTGAATAATGCTTATACATATAAAGCCATGCCAATGTGCGATACAACCCATCTCGTGCAAGTTGTGTAGAGCGTGATTTATGGCGATGCACCACCCAGCCGAATGGTCGTAAAGGTTCGCCCATTGGATTAGTTGGGGTACGTAATAACAAATTATCATGCTTATCTAATTTAAACCAAGACTGAGGGCAAGGTTTAAAGCCTTTTGGTATCCATTTCCCATCCACTTGCGCCCATTGGATTTCTAACGCAGAAAAACCATGCCCGACCGCATCCATGAGATCCATAAATAAATCTTCAAGATTAGGATACTGGTAAAATAGCTCGTCAATTTCTGCTTGTAATTTTTCTTCTGCAGGTGTTGCATTACGTGGTTCGACAATACGCCAATCAAGCGTAAGCACTGAACGCTTACGTGTCATTATGTTTGCCGCAATGCTACTGTCTTGCTCTTCAATATCCATAAAAAGCTGATGCTGAGCCTGAATATCACCATTTTCTGCATCATCTAAAATTTGTTTCAATTTTGATGGTGTGATTTTGGCTGAAGGATGATCGTCTAACACTCGTCCTGTAGCGGTAACTTCCGCATCATCAGTTTGCGTAGGCTCTGTCTCATTGCCTTTTAAAAGGTTTTTAAATTTGTCTAACAATCCCATAAATTCACCTTATTGTTTCCACACAGAATAAAGATCCGATTCATCTTCATCCCACTCGCTATCATCTAACTCACTAATACTTATCCATTCAATCGCCGCAGAACTACTTACTGCATTACGCCATAGCATTTCCAGTGCGTCTGGGCCATCATCATGGTCGGCTTTTGGGAAATGGCGTAACTGAGAAATCAGCGTAGCTTGTGAGCTATGTAATAAAATTAACCCATTCGCCATGTGTGGCTGTAAACTTTCAATACGAAGCATTTTGTCTGTATTGGGTTTAGTTGCAGTTGCCGGTACGGGAATGCCTCGTTGTGCCGAACGTTTCACTAACTCGTCTTTTAAGAATTCTTGGAATTGTACGGTTTCAACAAACCAACGCTGACACTGGTATTGTTTCTGCATACGAATCACATCTTCAATGATGAGATCAGGTAAGCGCTTTTTAACCTGTGCTTCAATTACATAAAGCTTACCCGTCTCACGATGATAGCCACCCACCAAGATGGCTGATGGGTCACGACTTGCACCCGCTTTACCTAAAGAGGGGTCTAGCGCGCCGAAATAAACCAATTCACCTGGCAATTCAGTCCAATAAGTCAGCGCATTAGCAAACATCGCATCATCACTGCTTAAAGGGTCGTTTTGATATTCAGAATCAAACGTCGCATGCCCATCACGAGCGCGGATTTTCATCAAGGTTAAAATCGGGCGAGCAGCCCAACTTACTACCGCACCTTTATCCATTGCTGATTTATTTTGGGAATAGAAAGCATCAGCCACCGCTTCACCTTCGTTTAAGTAGAAGTCCTCCCACTTATCCCATAAGCTCATATCATCAGGCTGACGAATTAAGGCTTTAAATTTTGCTGTTTTCCATGCTTTGCTTGATAAAGTGCGGTTTAACACACTGTCGTAATGAAGAATAGTTCCGATATACACCACATCTAACTTATCTCCAGCTGCACCTAAAGGAAGCACGGTTTTCTTCAACCAATCATGCAACTTATCACGCTGTTCTGGGCTACGTACTTGTTCATCATTTTCAATATCATCCAATACAACCAAATCTGGTCGATATGCACCATGTCGTAAACCACGCAACTTCTTACCAGAACCAGCAACTTGTACTTTCTGATTAGCTTTCGTCACAATGGTTGCAGCTTGCCACACACGACCCTGTCCTGCGATTTCAGGAAAGTCTACGCGTAGCCGTTGGTTAAACTCCAACTCGACTTTAATTGCTTCAAGCATTGGATAGGCTTGGTCTATACTGTCCATCACAATTAATGCATAACGTTTCTTTTGTGCTACAAGACAATAAAGTGTGAATAATTGAGAAACGAGAGTTGATTTAGCCTCACCACGTGGCGCGGCAATGGCTAAATGCACTGATGATGGCTGTTGTAACACTTGTGGCAAATGTTCAAAAAGATAGTTATGCAACTGTGAACGCGAAGATGAACGCACATAATGCGGAAAGTAATTCGACACAAAAAAGTCATAACCCGAAACAGGATCTAACACCTTTTTGCGTCGCTCACTAATGGCAGAAAGGGAATCGTCCCATCCCTCAAACTTCGCCTCGACTTTTTGTCGCAAGCTGTCGGAATAGGCTTTTAATTCTGCTAATAACTCTTTATTCTTCACAATTATCCTCTACACCCATTATACTTCCCAGCCTTCATCAGAAATAAATCCATCCCAAGCTTCTTGAGATGACCCGTTCCAACCTTCCATCATGCTTTAAATTCCTTACTTAATGTTTCACCAAATCCATTGAGCAAATCTAAAAAATCACCTGTTAGTTCTGGTTTATTGGTTTGGATATATTCCCCAAAGAGTTTCACCGTTTTAATCGCAGTAGCTAATTCAGATACCTCAGGCAACAACCGCTTACTGCTCGCCACCATTTTCGAGTAACTGTCACCCAAGCCTTGAATCAGTTTTGCTTTCTCACTAACAGGCAAGTCTTCGGTCTTACGCAACTCATCCATGGTACTTTCAAAATAAAGCACAAAGGTAGTGAGCATACCACGAGCCACATCTTCAACCTTTCCACTTGCCATTGTTGATGCATCACGCACTTTGTCCCAATTATCGCCGCGAGCTTCGGCTTCACGTTTCCAGCGTCGTGCAGTGTTATAGGACACTTTGGCTTTTTCTGCGGCTAATTCCAGCGTTAGGCAATCAAACACATAATAACGGCGCACATCTGCCTTGGTTTTTTCATCATGTGCCATATTCAC